TCATTAATTATGTAACGGTCAAAAAGTTCGTATGAACCATCATCATTTTTAAAGATGGCTATGTTACCTACCGATTGTATAAACTCATTGGTTAAGAACTTTGTAACTTTGTCTATAATTTTATTCGTTGTCATAATGTACCGTAAAATAAATATTTCTGAGTTCCGGAGACGAATCTAAAAACAATGGTAACTTATTCCATTCAGTGCCGCATAAAATCATCGGGACGCCATCACAATCACTGTACAACGATCCCAATTCAGATATCCCATCATCAAACACACTGGGATGTTGTATCATAAAATCAAAGGTCCAGCAAGGATAGGTTTCATCTTCTGCTTGTTGATATAGAAACCCAAAATTATCAAACTCATCAAATCGTATTTGTATTCTCTTAGGAGCGGCAACTACCTCAGGCTGTGATCTTAGGGATATAGCCTGAACCACAGTGTCAAAATTGCATTGCGTATTTCTTTTATACAGCCATGATTCATCATCTGCTATCGGACGTGAACGATTCATTACTTTGGTCTGTGTGATGTCGAACATCGTATAGCATTGAATATTGAAACTCATACTACTATTTATTGAGGTAAAAAAACCCGAGAATAAATCTCGGGCTGGTGTATCAAAAACTAATCAATTAGTTTGTGAATGTAGCTGTTGCTGCTGTAGTAACAGCATAATTTAAGCCTGTAGCTGCGGTCAATGCAACATCAAGGGCACCGCCGTTAGTGAAGTCCCAAGCACCGACTGGATAAATAGCAACTGCTAACGTGTCAGTATTGTCGCCAACTTCAGTATACTCGTACATCATAATTGTAGCTAATTGCTCTATGATCTGGAAAGTTTTTGCTAAGTCAGAACCTGATGGTGTAGCTGCACCAGTGAAGGTGATTGTTCCGAATGCTAATTTAGGACCAGCTGGCTGAACTGTTGCTGCTGATTCAATTGCGTTAACACCTGCGTTGGTATATGCTGGTGAGTCATAGTTGATTAGTGGTAGAAAGTCGCCATTAACTCTTGTAAATTGTGCCATTTTAAAAATTCCTTTAAGTTTGTGAGCGTATAGCTCTACACTTATTTATGCCAGGAGTAAAAAATACTGGTTTTGCGGCGGGATTTTGGTCATCTACCCTGCAGGTTTTGGCGACTAAAGCCCATCCTATCTACAAATTTTAAACCCTGTGATACAAACCCCTCTTGCGTTGCGGTACCATCTTGCAGATAGCCTTGTACTGGGCTAGACTCAGCGGCTTTATTCAATTGGTCTACGATAGACATTTTTAGCTTGTATATAGCTGCCCATATCGTAAATGCGCCCACTAAGCCATCTTGATTATTTTGTAAATGAGTATCTATCTTAGCCCGCATTGCGTCTGTCATTGGTCTAGTATCAACGTATGACATAAACCCCTGCAGTAAATTGTTTAGATCACCTGACACTATTTTCTTATTAAGATAAGTAGTAAATAGTTGATTAAACGTATTTCTTGCTTGCGGCGCAGTATTCATCAGTTGATTAACTGCATCTCCATATTGAGAAATCGCATTTTTAACACCAGCTACTAGTGACGTATCTAGTTTTAACGCCGGCGTATTTGGCATTTTACTGGGTACAATAGCTACATTGGAATTATTCTTTAACTTGCCAATATTCCCATTCAATGGCACTGCGAGGTCTGTGCTAGGTGCATCTGGTGCTATATATTGATGAACTGCAATACCAGCTTGCTTTCCAGCCATTAGCTTTCCAACAACACTCTTTGGATCCACAGTGTATGTTATCCCATTTGGGTTTGCTTTGAATGTGTATAGTCCATTCGCTTCAGTTAGTGGGTTACTAAACAGCAAGTCACCCCAATAGTACCCAGAGGCGCCGGCTGATGCTTTTTCTAGCCCGGGCCATATCTCAGCTATCAATCTGTGTAAATCGGAACGATCTACACCTCGGGCTAGGTCGTATTCTCTAAATTGCTTTGAGCTGAATATTCGTCTGCCAGTACCGTCTTTCTTATTGAACATATGTTTGTCCATAATACTAAACTTACCATCACTGCCACGACCAAAGATGAGCGCAGGGTAGCCGTCCCATTTAATTGTTACCGTCTTGGGGTTAGTAACTGTTTGTTGAATCGCGGTTAATGCCCTAGTAGCACCTGTAATATCACCTAGAAATACCAAGTCTTCAGGATGGTCTAAGTGCCCTTTGTCCTCAACAAGAGGAGGGGTATTAATAGTGTCAATTTTCTTTTTGAGTGATGCTAAGGATGCAGCTAAATTCATTTTGGAGTAATCCTACGACTAGATTCCGCTGTTACAGCAGCCTGCTTTGGTACCAATTTTTTAGATTTCTGCGCAGGATTTACGAATGCAGTAGGATGTTGAAGATGGTTGATCAACTGTTTCTTTGCTCCAGGATCCAACTTATCAACTAATGGTAATAGTTGTGCTAACTGCGATAATCCACTAGCAGTCTGTTGAGTAGCTGTAGCAGCCGGAGTAGTTGCCGCACCCGTCATACCCTTTATAAAGGCCTGCCCTGCGCTCTGCGGCGCCGCTGCAGCGGGTGGTGTCGATGCCCCTCCACCAATTTTATTACTATGACTTAATGCGTATGCCGTATTAGCCAGTGTTGTGAGAGCCGCTTTACCTTTATCACTAGACCAAGTAGTTTGCACATTGTTAATCATTTTATTAACTTCTGCATAAATTCTCGGATCAGAAAGGTTTATACCCTTCAAGTATTGTTTAACCCACCGCTGTAAGTAAGAAGATATGCTTTCTGCTTCTTCATTTAACATTCCCTCAAACACACGGTTCAACTGATTATAAGTTGATTCGCGAAAATTTCTTCTTGGATTGACCAAGCCGGCGCGCTCTGGCTTCCGATCGATGGCATTGGATTGTACCGCTGGACGAGAATTTTTATGAGTAGCAACTGCTGCATCAGCCTCATCATCAGCAGCAGCCGCTGCACTTGCTTTTGGAAAGGTCTGTGCATAGCTTTTGCTAGCTGCAGGTGCCGCAGGTGTCGCCGGTGGCTTTGGCGCACCTATCGATGTTGCAGCCATATTACCTCTTGCTGCGGCACCTGCCGCAGCTTGTTTCTGTGCTCTTATTTCAGCAGGTGTCTGCGGTGCGCCGGAGGCTGTAGTGGGAGCCCCACCTAATTGTTTGCCCATCTGACCAAACGCAGCAGCACCGGGATTTACAGGAGGCGCAGCACTACCACCACCTAATTGTTTGCCCATCTGACCAAACGCAGCAGCGCCCGGGCTAGTCTTAGGAGTGGTTGCGCTAGGGCCTTTCGCAGCGCCGATCACCGGTGGATTCACTGGCCCTACAATCTGTGATCTAGAGTTAGGATCTACCAAGTTTCCTTTGATAGCACTGTTTATCGCAGATGTTGCCCTTCCCACAAAATCTCTACTAAAGATATTTTGTGCCATTTTATCTTTAGTAGACATCCCTCCACCTGACAGGGCGGCGGTGGCATAATCCCCTATTAGGTCGGATAACGCTTCAGATAATTTATCCGGGCGATTGACTTCATTCAACTTCATAATTTTTTCCTTATAGATTTTGAAAATCTAGCTTGATCTCTACCTTTAATGGCACTGATGAGTTTTCTTTCTAGAACTTCCGAAGTACCACTATCATAATGTCGATTAATTAGTTCGATCAAGTTAATCGCACTAGTAATTATGTTGTGGGCACGGCTTTCAATGATGTGTGACACATCACGGTTATTACCGATTGCTTCTAATTCTTCTAAAAGGCTGCGAGTTTGCTTTTGCATACGATTATCCTAATAGTATTTATGCTATTTGAGATAATTATTTCTTTAATGAATTTAACAACAATTTCAATTTAGAGCCCTGCACATCCGCCACTACACGCTTGGTATCAGCCTCTACCACATCGTGTACTGCATCATTCACTGTAGAGACAGGTTTCAATCTATTCATAATGTCACTGGGGCTATTTGCAGGCTTAAAGCTATTAGGACCGTCAATCTCAGGGTCAGTAATTCTAAGAGTTTCTACATTAAATTCTAATTCTATCTTTTGCCCCACTCCCGAACTTGAACGAGTTTTCATTAGTTGAAGTTGATACTGCCCACGCTCTCGCATACTACGACTAGTAAAAATACCAAACACATTGTCCGCTGTATTAATCTTTGAAATACCACCCGAGATGTGACTGTGATCGAATTCAATTTCTTCAACCGCAGACCTATTTAACTGTGAAGCGGTTACGTATAGGATATTCAGTTCCTTTGCCAAGTTACGCATTTCTTCAGCTACATACTTGTCTTTGATGAACAGATTTTCAGGGGACACTTTAGCACTAACCGGCATCAACAAGTCAATGTAATCTACACATAAAAAGTCAACTTTCATCCCGGTTTGAACCTGTAATTCCTTACAATACGCTCTAATGTCATTGATGTTGCTTTGTGCTGGCATATACTTAATACGCAACTTGCCAGACTTTTTGGCCATTATCTTTACCTTCATCTCAACATTGTCCAATTCTTTGAAAATATC